CCAAAAGCTGAATTAGCAACAATATTACTATTTGCTGTTGTTTGATTGCCTTTTTGAATTATAAATCTTGCTAATGAATTGTTTACACTAAATTTATTATCATTAGAAGAATTTACATATTTACTATTTACATAATTCCAACCACCACTTGATGAAAAAGATAATTTTGTTTCGTTAAAATATATTTCTTCAATATCTTCAATTTCATGTCCAGCAATACATACAGCCATTCTTAATTTATGATTATCTGTTCCTGCAGTTTCTAAATGTGTAACAGTTCCACCGACTCTACAACGACCATAAATTAATTGTCTTGGTGCTTGTGCATCTCTTCCTGCAATCTTTGTGCCGAAGTTATCTCCAACAGCACCCATATTTTTTGACATTAATCCACCAACTAATGTTGACAATCCAGTCATTGCTGCCATTCTTGCTGCTGTTTTTAAAAGTAATTTAGTTGAGAATTCTTTAGCTGCAATTCCAAGTAATTTTCCACCAGTTATTGCACCTGCTGTCGCTATCACTAAAAAAGATACAACAAAGACTTTTACTGCATTCTGAACGTGCTTCAACTAATTCTCCATGCTTCTATTATTTTAAAGTCTTTAAGAACAACGATGCCTTCATCACCAACACCTAATGTCTTTGCTCCATTGAACATGCCACAGACATTATTACCATCTTGTTCCATCACAATTAAGTCTCCTTTTTGTAAATAATTCAAATCTACTTTCTCAAGGTCTTTTCGCTTAGATGCCTTCTTTATACTGTTTTTAAGGGTATTTCCGTAGTCTCTAATCGTTTCTAAGGCACTTTCTTTATCATCCCAATGCAATTCCTTAGGTATCAAAGATTGCCCTGTCATCGCCTTTATACAAGCATCCGAAAAAAGACAACAATCCCACTTACCCCACTCAAAAGGTTTTTCCATGTTAGCTTCAATAAACTTATCAAATTTTATTTGCCAGTCTATTTGTTTCCTCATTCAATTTCACTTAAAACTTTGTCATTTCTTGGTGTTCCTGCTCCACTACCACTACCTCTGCCACCAGAACCACTTCCTGTATTAGTTGATGATCTTCCCCATATAATTTCTCTATCTGCCATCGCTTGAACTCTGTTGAAACACGTATCTGTTGAATCAATAAATTTTTGTGATTCTTTTGTATATCTAAGGTTAGATGGTCTGCTTAAATCTATCAATCGGTTTTCTGCATCTATGTTGATTGTTGAACCATTTGGGTCATCATTAATACTCATGCTTTGCATACGCCCATTGAAGATTGTTGCTGTTCCTGCTGATACATCTGTGCCACCTGAAAGAAATCCCATAAATATAGTAATCGGTCTGTTCTGATAGTTTTCCGTGAGTGCCATATCAAGCACAGTAGCATCCATACCTGCAAGAGATACTGAAACCCCTGTTGATGTTAGTTCTAAATTATCTTCGGTTTCACTTATCTGTAAAAGTGTCCCAACTCCTAGATAGGTTTCTCCACCAACCGATAAATCACCATCACCAGACCAAACTCTTACAGCACCACTATCAAAGTCAGCTTTGACTGCAAAGAATATTAACTGATGGTCGTCATCAAGAAAATCTGTAAACTTACCTGTAAATCCTTGTCTGTTTGACATCTAAACAACCTCAATACAATTAAAAGTAATTCCAAAGTTTGAAATCTGGTCTGCATCCCAACTTACATCTTTTTCAGCTAATCTAAATAAACCCTTTGCAGGATTATGAAATACTTTCACATTAGCTGATTTTGTTTCTCTTAGTTTTGGCTCAATCCTGACTCCATATTGATTCAAAGCAGAACCACCATTATCTGTTTCTGTTGCGTTTGCTGTAACCATTACATATTGTGTTGGTATATAGGTTGATGCAGAATCTCCTGAAGCTGTTCCTATTCCTAAATAATCTCCTTTTAAAATTGTTCCAGATGCACTATTTGAAGTTGCTTTTAGATTGATTCCTTTTGCACCTTTGACGTTGTCTTTAATTGTGCAACTAGCTACATTAGTTTCTGATACTAAAGTCTGTGCATCTATAGGGTCAACGACTACTTTGCTTGTATTTGTAATAGCAGTAATTTTATGTGTGCCATTGTTAGCAGAATTAGCTGAACCTGTTACAACAATAAAGTCTCCAACTTTTGAGTTTGCAAAAGGAGCAGATGTAGCAGTATCAAGTATTGTATTATCTGTTGAATTGAATGTAAGAGTTTTGTTTGTAGCATTTACCCTTGTTTCAAATTGTAATGCATCAACACTATAATTACCTCTTTTAACTAAGGCATCTGGGTCTGCAAACTTAAAATTATTTACACTTCCATTTAGTTCTAACAGAAAAGATTGCCAATTCAGAGCTACATCTCTTCGCATAGGTGGAAGAGTTACACTTGCTTCCCAGAATACACCATCAAATTCTTGCGTTCTTATTTTCCCTGTATAAGGTGATGCTACAGCACCTATTGCTCTGACCAACCTAAAATTACTTCTGACAAAGTTAGGTGTAGTTGGCATTGTTATTATTTTAGCCACCGATTAAACTCCTCCTAAATGAGCCACCTCTCATAGCAGATTCTTGAACAGCACCTTTTGTAACTTCTGCTATTTGAGGAAGCATTGACATAACTTCTGCTCTTACTGTTGGCACAATACCAGTAGAGAAGTTGACGTTTTGATAAATGTTGACAGCTTGACCACCCATAGCGTTTTTACTATTCATATTATTTAAAATTGTTCCACCAGTGTTAGGAACAAAGATTTCTGCTCCTCTCTCCCCTACAAGTGTTGGGGTATTTCTTTGAATAGTACCTCCACTTGCACTCTCTGGTGTCCCTGCAGGAATGATTGCTAATTTACCTGCTGCATTTCTGCCTATGACATCAAAAGTTCCTGCACCAAAAATACCATTTAATATTTGGTTGACTACTCCAAGTTGTAAAAAGATAGCAACTATCTGACTGACAATATTTCTTGAAAAGTCTTTAAATGATGCTAAAGCATCTTGACCAGAAAGAATTGCATTTACAAAATCGTCTGAAAAAGCCAGAGCTTGTGCTTGTATGACTTCTCTTAAATGATCTCCTATTTTTATGGCACTTTCTGATGCTTCATTCATGCCAAGAACTGCTTCTACTAATGCTTCAATGTTTCCAAAACCTTTGAGAAAATCTTCTTCAATCATCTTTCTCATTTCCTCAATTGCACCTTCATTAAATGCAAAATCTTCTTTACCCATAAAAGTAATAACTTTTCCGAAGTTCAAATCTTTTCTTTCAATTGCTGCAGCTTTGTCAATTGCAAGTTGAGCATCTACTGCACTTTTAAAAATTTCTTTAATTAATTTTCCTTGTTCTTCTTGGAAATCTTTTAGCTTTATTTTTGTAGGGTCTAATTGTTCAATCAATTTTTGCAAAAATGTAAACTGTTGGAATTGTCTAGGTTGCATTTCAGTTTGCAAAGTTCTCGCTATGTTGACCAAATCATCAAAAGATTCTTCTGTGACCTCAGCTTCAGAGTTTGCAAGTCTTAAAACCTTGATGAACGTGAGCATGTGTTGAGCAGACTTAGGAAGTAAATCTGCGAAATCTATGAGGTTAAATGTTACATCTAAGAATTTTTGGTTTAAGTCAATTAGTGCATTTACAAGAGTTAAAACTGCACCTGATACAGTTCCTATTGCTTCTGCTAATGGCTCAAGACTTTTGACAACTTCAGTTGCATTTTTTGCAAGTTTTATTAGTTCTTTATTAAGACCTGCTTCACCTATTTGTACTTGAAATTCGTCTGTAGCATCAGCAAGGTTTGAAAATGCACCTGATATAGTGTTTGCTCTTTCTTCAATAGCTGTAGCAAATCTTTCTCTCCCAATTTCTCTTAAAAACTCTGTAATAGCTTCGCCACTTCTTTCAATAACTGTTGTTTGACCTTCAAAGGTTGCTTTTATCTTATCTCCCTCTAATCTGGCTACGACACCAAACTGTTTGAGCATTTCCATTTCACCAGTGGTTGCATTAAAGGTCGCTTGTGCTAGTTGAGTAATACTTTTACCCATACCTGCAGCAAAGTTACCAAAGTCTCTTAGGGCATCTTCACTAGGTTTTACCCCTGCTTGGAATAGGGTTATGAATGCTTGTGCTACTTCATCAACTTGGAATGTTGTTTGAGCAGTAAACTTTCTTATGAGTGCAAATGATGCAGATGCAGCTTCTGCACCACCTACAACTGCTCTGAGTGTTGCTTCTAAATCTTCAAACTTCCTGTTGGTGTCTACGACAGATTTAGCTAAAACAGCAATTCCAACACCAGAAGCAAGTTGCATGAAACCTTTTTGTAACTTGTCTGTTTGCTTTTTTGTCTTACCAAGTTTGCTATTAACTTTGTCAAACTCTTTACGGAGTTGCTTGGTCTCTGCTCTGATCTCAACAATTAGCTTATCAATTGGTGTAGCCATTAGTCTGGGTATAACTCCATAAGTTCTTGTAATCTATCTTGGTTCATAGGGTCGCTATCAGTTGTATCTGCTGTATTGAATTCTTTGAAACCTTCTATGGCTAGATAAACTTCTGATAGAGATAAGCTCCAAAACTCTTTTGGAGATATTCCAATCATGCCAACACAGACTTGGAAGAATCTTGGGATTGGCAGAGTTTCCACCTTTACTCCACCTTTTCTAACTTTCCCTCGTCTGTTTCTTCCTCTGAATTACCAGTTAAGGTTGTTGTTAATAACTGTGCGACTGCAGTTATTGATTCTAAATAGGATTCGCCTATCATATTTTTTACATCAAGTTCTGATACATCATTACCTCCACCTCTAAGTCCATTGTATAAAACAACAAGAACTTGGGAGACAGTAATGCCCTCATTCATGCTCATATCTTGTGCAAGTTTTATAATGCTTCTGCTTGTAGCATCCTCAATACGCATAATTGCATCTATATTGAGTCTAGCTTTGTATTTTTTACCTGCTAGTGTAAGTTTGTGTTCACCCTTTAACTTGTTTACTGTCATCTGACTTTTTCTCCTTAGATTTACTTGCCTTTGCAAGATTTAGTGTTAAAAAATTATCTCTTACGTCAATAACTGAAGAAACAACCTTATAAGTTTTTTTATCAACTTTTATGCTGTCTCCGACTTCTATGACGTTTGCTACTTCTAGCTGTGATTTATCTGCAGACATCATTGCATCTACAGATTCATCACCTAAGTCTATTTGTACTCTATGCCAAGCCATTATGATGCTGTAACTAGAATTACACCACTTGATTCAAATGTCATAGAGTATGTGCCTTCACCATTAAACTCACCTGCATATTCAAGTGATGTTATTTGGAAAGCACCCCTAAATTTGAAGAATGTTGGTATAAAAAACTCAAAATTTTCAAAAGCAGGTGTTTGAGCTGATGAACCATCAACTGCTCTATTTTGCTGTGCTAAATATGCATCTTTTAATAAATTTTCTGTAGTTGAGTCAGTAAAAACTCCACTTCCAGATATTGATATTGAGTTGACCCCACCACCTGCTAGTAGTGTTCTATATCCATCTGAATCCTTATGTGTAACATCAACTGCTTCATCATTTAAAGTTATTGTACTTGATCTAAGACCTCCGATAGTCTGGTAATTCCCAGAGTTATCTAGTTTAATCAAGACATCTTTTCCTTTTATTGGTGCTGCCATACGTTTCTCCTAAAAATTAGCTCCCTAATATTATTGCTCGGAATCGCATGACTCCATGTCTCGTTATCCCATCTGGGTCTCTAAGTATATCAGAAAATTCAAATCTCAAATTAGCAAGATTAAATCCACTGACACTCAAACTACTATCATGCAATAAATCGTGTATTCTGTCCATAATTTCCTTTGTTTGCTTACTTCCTTTGTATTGCGACCAAACGTGTCTATTTATTGTAAACTCACCACCATCAAGGTCTTTTGTGCTGTAATCCACTGCAGTTTCTTCACCTAACGATACAAAAGGATATGAAGCATTCTCCACAACCTCATCAAATACACCTGCACCTAAAGTGTTTGTGAGGGTGTTATCACTATTCAGTGTTGAGTAGATTGTTGTTTGTAATGCAAATTGTCCAATGCTCATTTAATTACACCTTCTTGTTTGAATATATTTATTATCTTTTTTTTGTTTTTTTCTAATGCAGGTTGCATAAATGGTCTTGGTTGTATTTCAACTGTTCCAAATTCTAAAAACTTTGAGTATGGTGCAGAAGAAATAATTTGACCGACTACACTTCCATCTGTTTCTGTTTTTACATTCATAGAAATATTAGCAACTAAAAAACCTGTATCACTTGCAGGTGCTTCTCCTTCTTTGGAAGCTCTATGTATTCTTCTAGGGTTATATTTTTGATATTCAATTCCACTCTTACCTCCTGCTGTAATACTTTCCTGTGCTGTTCCTTTTACAAGCATAACTCCACGACCAACAGCTTTTCTTGCGTTTTTGGATGGATTTTGGTTTAAATATTTATCAAGTTTCTTTTGAAAGGATTCCATGTTCTTTATTGTCATGTTGCCACCCCTTCTTCGCACATTAACTTGAGATATCGGTCTCTTTCATCAATATTTACAATTGATCTTATGTTAAAGAATTTGTTGTTAAAACTAATCCGTGATGCGTTAGTAATATCTGTCCTGTAGCGAATTGTAATCTCGTGTGTTACGCTCCCAATCAACTTGCCTTGCTTATATACCTCTTTACCAGTTTTAGGCACTACGTTGGCGTATACAGAAGCTATAGTGCTAAATCCAGAGCTAATTCCACCCCCAGAGTCTCTGGTTGTGCCTTGTCCTTGTAAAGTTATAAAGTGTCTGAACTTACCAATGCCCATTATCCTATTTGTAACAGTTTTGAACTACCTAATCCAGAATAGACAACGTATGGGTCTAAAAGTTTTCTTGCTGTTGTAGGTAATGAACTTTGTCCTTCATACATATCGCCTCTATGCTCATAAAGGAATGCAACAATCTGTAGTAAGGCGATCTTTATAGGTGCAGGAACAGAACTAGCATCAGCGTAACCTGTTACATATTGCACCTCTATAGCATTAGCTACTCTTAAAGCAGTTGGAAATGTTTCACCTGTTCTGAGAACTAATCTTGCAGGTTGTCTTGCATTATCAAGATAATACTTTGAACTTGCAAAAGTCGTTGCTGTATCACTATCATCATAAGTCTTTACATGTGTTACTGAACTAACATCAGGAAAAGGCAAATCAATATAATCTTTATAATAATTTAAATAAGCTCCAGTCCTCATGCCTTCCCATAAAGGGTCTTCATATTCATCTAGTGAATCAACAAACAGTCTAAGAGTTTGTGAAATGATTGCTCTGCTCATGTGTTCTTCTGCAATTTTTCTTGCAGCAACTATCAGTGAAGTTATAAGAGCATCATCGCCACTATCAGTAATTCTTAGATAAGACTTTGTTTCTGATTGTGATAAAGGTTCTGAAGCAGGTTCAGTATGTACAGTTAAACCTGCCATAAGTCCCCCTAGTTAGATTTCTCACTTTGGA